TAACAGATTATACAGATATTTGATGCTCCTGGTCATAATAGTCCTCTCCAGCGGTTACTCCGCCAGGCTCAAACGCGATTGCTAAATCAATATTAATTTTTCTAGGCTGATTTCTATTGTCTGTCCAAAACAAAAGATTCTCAACAAGATTTATACCTATTATTCTATTTGTTGTTGAAAAGTTTAAAAATTCGCCCTGTACTAATCTTGTGTAAGAGCTTGATAGGCTATTATATGCGTATATATAATGTTTTGAAGTGGAGGGGGCGTTAGTGGGGCTTGTGGGAGAAGGATCTGTATAATCTGTTAAAAAAACAAATAGCTCATCAGTTGAATTACTGTTTTCAATACCTATTATAGTTAAGCCATTGCCTATATCTGTTCCGGTAACTAAGTTGTTACCGATTACATTCTCTAAGGCTCCAACGTCACTATCCTCTGATCTGCCCACGGAAATATTGCGGGCGTCTTTATATTCGCCGTTAGGCAATAATCTATCATCAAGATCTTTATTCATCTTGGATTTTAGAAACGTATTTTTAATTTCTTGAGCCATTAAATTATGATTTTATCCATTTAGATTTACCTCTCATTACTTGAACTATTTCATTCAATTTAATATTAGATAATCTTATTTTAGCATTTCTTAGTTTAGCTGATCTGTCTTTTTTCAAACGCTGTATAACGTACTCTGGTTGATTGATTCTTCCAGCTAGTATAGAATATAGTATGTGAGCATATAGTGCATCCTCGGCCATCTTAGGTATCCTAGCGTCTAAGTCATACGCTAATCCATCTGATATATATTCAAGTACTATTAATCTGTCTTTTAAGTTTGAAGAAAAAGCTATTGTACCATCTCTTTCGTTCATATTAAACCAACCGTTTCTTTGTGCGTATTGTGGTTCGTTACCATATCTTTGTCCGAAAAGAATATTACCTGTTAGGTAATTATCGTAAGCGTTGTAATCTAAAATATCTATGTTTCCGTTTAGAAATCGATAATTAGCATTTGCCCATCTTTCACTAGTTATAGATGTACCTTCTAGGTTATCACCTAAGCTGTCCATGGTTGGTTGCCCTGCAGAATCTTGAACAGGCACTTCATACGGACTAGTAGTTAAATTATTAGCCGGATATATAGGGTGCTTAACTCCTAATGCGTCTATATAAGATATGTCCGTGTAATTAACGTAATCTTGGGGTATTATAACACTTAAGCTAGGCGGTATGGTTAACTCCTGTGACTTAATGCTTTTTAAAGTATCGTAGCTAAATTCCTGTAATCCTCGTTTAGCGTGGAATATTACATCGGTTCTTTTAACATCTCCTATTAATTTGTGCTCTCCTACGTAGGTAGCTATAAATCCGTTAATAACATCGTTCAAAGATGTGTATGAATAACTGCCGTAATTTTCTTGCACAGTATCACCAAAAGCAGTTTCACCGTCAAAACCACCTCCGCTTAACATTTTTAATTGAACAGCTACATACTTGCCTGCTCCTGGGGCGGTTCCGCCTGTAAATTTTATTGTATTATTAGTTACGGTATATGGGCTAACGAATTCGTCGTAATTGCCAGCCAATCCATCGTCGCTAACGTAAACTTTAAAATTGTTTAACGCATAAGCGGGATCTGCAGGAAGAAAAGAACCAAATACTAAGTTAGTATTAAAAGTTGTTGTTACCTCAGATTCAGCACCTAGAATAAATCGCTGTGCTCCAGCGTAGTATTGTTCGTTAGTTTCGGTTATTAAACCACCATTAGGTATAGGCATATCTTACATTATTGAGCGTTGATTTTCTTGTTGCACTTGTTGTGCTGCTATCTGTACTATAGAAGGATCCCGTATTACAACTCCAGAATAAAGTAATATTTTTAATATAATATTCGCTTGTTCTGTTTTAGCTAACTCAAAGTTTACAGAGTTAGTAGGATTGTATTGATAATAGTTTTGTCCAGTTGGAATTGTAAAATTCCATATAACGTCTACTGGCTTTCTTAAATAACTAACACTTATATCCGTTGTAATAGTTTGAGGATATAAGTATAATTTGTGGTCTTCAAACAAATATATTGGATACGTTTGTGTTGGAGCTATTAAAGGGCTTTTGTTTATATATAGAAGCTCGTTTCGTTGCGATAGCTGTGCTTCGTTAGAATCTTTATATATAACTGTACCTAACTTGTAAAAGTCCTCTGGAGTCGCCGTAACGACTATAGCGGCGTTTAAAGCTGGTATAGAGTTAAATATAATGTTAGCGCCACTTATAGTGAACGCTGTAGTAGATACACCGTTTATTGTAACTGCTATTACACTTGTTTGTAATTGCGAAGATGTTATCGATGTAAAAGGAAAAGATATTGAAGTTGCATTTCCTGTGAGTGTTTGAGTGGCTACTCCTGCCCCTGAAGTTGTAGGTAAAGTAAAATACTTTCCTGCTGACACATAAGCTGTTGTGCCGTATTCTTTAAATATAGATATATTGTGGTCGATGTTTTTTACACGATCCGCGTATTCTGTATCATTATCTGGTCTGCGTATTTGCATATTAAGCATATCAAAATAGCTCTCAAAAATCTCTAGTTGTACTTGCGTTGCAACTTTATTAAATTCATCGGGAGTTAAGTTACCTCTCTGCTCTTTATTCAGAATTAGTAACACTGTTTTATAAACTATATCTACATTTACTGCCATCTTATTTCTTTTTATTATAAATATTAACCGACCTCAGTGATGAAGCCGGCTAAAATTAATTCACCATCTATAATATAATTACGTGTTTTTTTAAAAAACTACTAATTAATCTTTTTTTCTATAGATCGGAATACTTCCCCTCCTTCGTCAGTCTTAAAGTATGCTGCCATTGCAGAATAAGGGTTCTCATCAAATGGTACGTTCATTAGCTTTCTTCCGTTAGATGCCCAAGAGAATGTTCTTTGATCTTGAGACAACACAATAATGCCGGCTTCAGTCGCTTTAATAGCCATATTTCTAAGGCCAACGTTTTCGTCTTGTGCTAATTCTAAAAATAGCTCCGGGTTGTTTCTTGCAAACAATCGTAGATCTCTTTTTATTTCTTTAGAAGACAACTGATTTACAGATGTACCCATTTCTACACGAAGTATTGCTTCTGCATCATCAATATCCATTTCTCTAGCAAATACTGCTGCATCTGTCTGCAAATCAAGCATTTCTAAATCATCGTAAGCCTCTTCTTCCGGATCAAACTCCTCGTATATCCTGCTTTTTAAAGGGTGATACAATGAAAGTAACTTTTGTAGATTTTGTTTTTCTTTAGGAACTCTTAAATCCCCGTTTTTAAACTGTATGTGACCCATCGTGGCTTCTCCTTTTTGATCTTCTTTAAAAGGTGAATCGTGATTGGTTGCATATCTAATTTCTTTTTGTTTTCCGGTTTCTTCATCAAAATATAGTAAGGAATGTTTTCTTGTATGCTTTCCTGGTATAGTATGAGTTAAAGGCGTATGCCTTCCGGTAAGATAGTATATTCTATCTTTTATTTCCCACCCCGATTTAACTGGAGCTTCTTCTACCTCTTCAAATGTTTCAATAAAGGTAGCTTCTTGTGTTGTAACTTCTTGTACAACCTCTTTAATTTTTGCAGCCTTTTTAGCTACTGGTTTTTTATTCGCCATAATATGATATAATTAAATAATTTAAAAAGTAAAGTAAGAGTGCCCGAAGGCACCCTCATCTCTACATTAATTTGAATCCTTAGATTCCTCTGAATAGTACAAAGTTGTTTGCAGCTTGTGTTACTAAACATCTTTCAGATAGGAAGTTTACTTCCATTGCATCAAGAGTCGAGTTACTTGCTCCACCAACAGATCCTGTTAACCAAGACTTCATTCTACGGTCATCAGTTTCAGAAGCTCTGTATCGTACGTGCAAAAATGGACGTCTGATATTTGTTCCTAATACTTGATCGTAAACAGTAGAAGTTCCAGCTGGTACTAATACACCCTCAATTGAATTTACTCCGTTGATTGCTCCACGAGTAGATGCATCATTTAAGTATTTCCAGTCTGTTTTGTAAAAGTCATAAGATCCTCTACGGAATCCGCTGAATCCTAAATTCAAGGCCATGTCTTCTGAATTTTCGAACAATCCGAAAGCAACTCCACCTGCAGGTCCACCTGAGATAGCCGCTAGCATATCATCAAAATCTAAAGCAGTTTGACGTTGTAAGAATAACATGTTCTCTTCAATAGCTCCTTGAGTATCAAGATTCTTAAGAATGCTATCAAATTCGGTTAAACCTTGAGCAGCTGTAAAGCCAGTCTCTACATTTCCTCTAGCCTGGATAGCGGCAAATAAACCTTGCGTACCCGGTTGAGTTAATGGATTTAATGCTGATACATTTAATTCACCTTCTACCATTGCCATTTCTAAGTAATCTTCAAAACGTAAGCGTGTTTCAGACTCAGCTTTTAAATACCATAGGTATCCATCTGTTCCGTCTTCAGTTGCTACGTTTACCCATCCAATCTGTGCGGTATCTGATCCAGATACAACATATTGATCTCTAATAATAATTGGAGAGTTTGAAAATTGTGTTAGCACAGGCTCAATACTGGTTCTTAAAGCAGAGTTACCTGCTCCAGTAGCAGCTATTGTAGTCCCTTTAGAATAGTCAGATCCATAAACAAACACTTTTAATCCAGCCGCAGAAAATCCTTGAGTGGTTAAAGTAGTTCCAGCAAATGGCTGAATAGTAAAAGCAGGCGCTGCAGCTCCAATTGTAGAAGCGGTAACAATACCTTTAGCCTCTAAACCAGTAGCTGGATCTAAAACAACAACAGTGTCGTTTACAGATATAACATTGCTAACTCCAGCAGCCACAGGAATAGTAATAACAGATAATGTACCAGCTCCGTTTGCTTGAGTAACCCCAGCATAAGAAATGTGTAGTCTGTTTTGTTCAGACCAAATAACTTGATCAGATGTCATTGGCATTTCAGCACCAACCATTTTTAAGAATCCAGATAACGTACGGTTTCCGTAACGCTCTACTTCTGCTTCATAAATTTCTGGTAAGTATTGTTGTGCAAAATCTGCAAAATTTCCAGGAATTCCGGCCCCTCCACCGTTGTTGTTCCATTGCAGGTAATTACTCGAAAGTAATTGAGGTGTTTGTGTTGGGACTATAGACCCAAACTGTGGTAATAAACTCATAATTTTTAATTTTTAAACTTTTTAATTTTTAATTTGGACGAGTCCGATCCAGAAACTGATTTTACTTTGTATGCTCCAAACCTAGCACCATCTATGGGCGCAGCTTTTCTGGCCCCGCTAGATGTATTATTAGATTTGTTTACCACATCTCTAATAGCATCGGCTTTACCCTGTTCGTAGAAGTGATTTGCCATCTTATCGGCATTTGCACCCGCATACAATGCTTTGTGATACCCTGCGGTATCTTCAATCATACCATCTTTTCCAAGGAACTTCCCTATAAAATTACTGATGTCTGATTGTTTTTCTGCTACCTGTGAAGCGTTTTGTACGCCATATCTAAACTTCTTATCTCCTAAATCAAAATCGAAACCTTCGAAATTTTCATTAAGTAATTGATTAGTGTTGGCTTTAAACTTTTCGTGGTTAGCTGTGTTTCTTTCCTGGTCCTCTGTATATCGACTAAAAAAGTCCGATGCTTTCTTCTGATCCTCAGACAATGATGGCGAGCTCAACTTGATCTCATCATAATACTTGTCTTTAGTTTCTTTTAAAAACGTACGGGCTTTTGCAACCTCTTCTTTATATGCGAGTTTTTTTCTTCGGATATCTCGCTCCTCGTCTAAGTCTTCGTCAAAAGCAAAGTTGTCATCGATCATAAAATCAATTTCGTCTGCGCTTAAGTGAGACTTGGTACTCTTATAATATTCTTTTACTAATACATCACGATCTATATCGTCGTAATTAGTATTTAATCGAAGGTAGTCTTGCATTGTTCCGCCTGTTTCACGCATAAAATCTACTAGCTTAGTAACATTTTCTGGCAATTCTGGTTGAGGTGCAGTTGGCTCCTTTCTTATTTCTTTTTCTTCTGGCTTACTTTCTTCGGTAACTTCTTTGAGGATTGGTTCGGTTGTTCCTTCGACCATCGTCGGGCCATCTCCGGCTGGTTCATGTACATCCACTTCCTCTGTGCTTGACTCTTGAACGGCATCTATTCCTTCTTTAGGTATTACTACTCGGGTTATATTGCTTGGGACATCTATTAGCGGCTCTTTATTTTTTGCAGCTATCTGTCCTTCTGTCAATTTTGGTTTAGACTTGATCTTAAAAGATCCTTCTGTTTTTTCACTCATGATATGATATTATATAATTATTAAATACGTACTTATTGAGGATTGAATTGCGATAAATCAAATCCACCCAGGTTGTCATTTCCTGCAGATTCAAAATTCTTAGGCAATCCTTGTGTTTGTCTTTGCTCTATTAATTCGCTTTGCTGTGTTCCTTCTTTTTCTATTCTTTTATCCTTGCGATCTTCTATTTCTGCTTCTTTCGTCTTTGTAGACTGAGCAGTCATTTGAGCTAGTTGTAAGTTATACTGAAATTCAGTAGCCATTAACTCTTTTTTAATTTGTGCTTCAGCTTGCATTCTTTGCATTTCAAAGTTAGACTTGGCCTGTTCTATTGCAACTTTTTCAGCTGTCATTGCTTGTTGCTTCTGAACTTCCGCCATAGCCGCTTTTTCAGATGCTTGAGCATTTGCTTGTGCTTGTGATTGTATATTCTGCTGCACCAAGGCTTGTTCTCTTTCTTGCTTTTTCTTACGCTTAAGTTTTAGCATTTCGTTTGCAAGCTTAAGATTTCTAATCTGATTAATATCTATAGAATCTTCTATATCAATTTCTTTTGTCTGCAAAGCGATTTGTATGTTCTTTTGTAATTCTGCTCTTTCCTCATCATCTGGTTCCATTTCTAAAAATATACCAAAGTCGTGCAGATTAAGATTTTCAATCTCTTTTAAAGTCTCTACATTAAAAGTAGATATACTATTCATTAACGAATTCTTTGTTAAAGGAAAGTTAAGTACATCGTTTATTTTTAATGATATGTTTTCGCAGGTACTTAAAGCTATTTGAATACTAGCATCTTGTATATGCTTGGTAGCTGTATTAGAAGTGTTAGCAGCCATTTTCTGTAAACCAACTAAAGCGTTAGCATCAGGCATACTGCCATCGCGTGCTTCATTTAATCCGGTCACATCCCTAATCATTTGCATATTGTAGTTGTATGCGGTAATCAAAGATTGCATTTTGCCAATACCCGAAGAGCTAGACAATTCCTGTATAGGAACTTTACCTCTATTCATGTCCCCATCCTGAGTCATAGATCTACCCACTACAGATCCTGTCTGGAAATACATATTCAATGCTTCCGTAGGGTTATAGTTAGTTCCGTTACCCAAATCTACTTCTGCTAAACCATCAACATCCAAGAACACCCCATCCGGCACCATTCTAGCTAATACCTGTTGCATTTTAAGATGCGTAAGCTGTATTACGTCAGCAAATCCAATACACTTACTTATAAGCGACTGTATTACTCCCTTGTACATTCTAGGTGCACACATTGAGTAACTCATTTCAACTCTAGTAGTATCTGCTAATGGTCTTGTCATATTCTCAGACATTTCCCATTTAAGCATCATATCTGACCCAACTACTTTTGCTCCTTCGTATAACACTTCAATTGATCTTGAAACCCTGTCAAAGTTATCATTTGGAGGAGGATTGAAAGCGTCTGTTTTTTCAATAGCTTTTTCTAAACCGTTATCAGTTCTTTTAATTTTAAACACTTGATCCGTATAAGTTTTATATTCAAAGTACATTACCTGAACGGTATTGTAATCGTAATTTTCAAAACCTCGTATAAGTCTACGGTTACCTGGTGATTTTTGGATTCGTTCTAATTCCTCGTTAGAAATGTGTGGAAATTCTTTTTTAAGTTCAGGGATGGTTATAGACTTAACTTCTCCTACATAATATATGTCGTCAAAGTTAGGGTCTTCTGTATAAGACCAAACGCAATAAGCAGGATCAACATAATCAACTACAATTCCTTCTGCAGTATTAAAAGACGTTTTTGTAATTCCTATGCCTATATTAACCAAATCCTGATTTACTCGAGCTTTTGTAAGATTAAACTCGTTGGTTGCTAGTACTGTATTAATAGCTTCTTCCTCTGCAATTTCTATCGCGGGTTTGTATTTAAGCTGCATGTGTAAATCTCTTTCCTCCATAGATTCAGGTAATTCTAAATCCGACATCCCCGATCTGCTCAAGTCTGTGCCTATTACAGTTGCGGCTATTGCTCGGGTTTTTTTTGTTAGCATGTCAAAAAGAATATTTTCTGCGTAGTCTGTTCTTTTCTTCAAAGATTCAGGGTCTTGTGAGTAGGCTGATATGTCGTATTGCTTTTGTGTAATTCCGTTTGCAACGATGTTTGAAAACTTAGAAAGTATCGGCACCGGTTTCCAATCTAAATTCAAGTAAGATAGATCGCCATTAATAGCTAATTCATCTTTGTACTTTTGTACGCTTTGCTCTCCTCTTGCATACAATCTAAGGTTATGAAAGTTATTCCAATTAGAATTGTATCTATTAGATCCTGAACCCCCGTAGTTAAACCACTCCTGCTCAATAGCCCGTGAAACCTGTAATCCGTATTCTATTGTAGCTTTTTCTGCATCGCTAACTACCTGATCAGGAAATGGACTATTAGTGTTTGTACTTACATTCATGTATTATATTATTTTTGAAGTAGTTCCCTCGTTATTGTATTTTTTAAACCCTAAAGAATATGTTTTCTTAACTGTAAGTCCCTTTGGACTATACCTGTGTTTGTTACAAGCCATCAAAGCTAACCCAGAGCTTATGGAAGCATCATGCTTAGTTCGATTGTTTATATCAAACTTAGCCCAATCTTCTAGTGTTCTCTGAAGATACACATCTCCGTATCCTTCTTTAGTTTGCCCCACAAAATCTTCTATATAAGTTTCAATAGCCGAAGCGTGTGCCTGTTTTATATCTTCACTTGAGTTAGGTATACCACCTACTTCGCGTTCAGCTAAGGACAACTTGTTATAAGTTCTGTCTGGTCTATTAATGCTAAAACCTCGGTATCCTCTTCGCTTTATATAGTAAAGCAATCTTGGTTTGTTATTTTCTGCTAGTATAGGCATTCCGTAAAACACCATAGCCATTAGCACGTCTTCAAAAAACATTTCAGCTGTTGAAGGTCTTGCAATGTATTCTAAAAAGAAATGATTAGGCGGTACGTCCTCCATTGAAAACTTAGTTAATCCATGAAGTGCTCCGTTAGAACCTCCGCCACCAACGACACCACTAATATCGTAGCTATCACAACCAAAGGCACCCATGTGCTCATTTCCTGGATATTTAATACCATTCTTTATAATTAAATTGTTTTGTTGTTCTTGATTAGGTACCCAGGTAATATAAAATCTACCGTCTTTGTTTGGGTAGAACATTACTTTTGTGTCTTTAATACCGTTCTCCCATTGGAAGTTACCCTGTGTTACCATGGTATTGTTTCTTAACTCATCGTTATAATCTATCTGTTGGTAGATTTTTGTTAAGTTAAATATAGATTGTTTTGATTCATCTCTGAACGCATGCTGTTCTGTTCTAGGAAACTGTCGGTAGTATTCGTTTAATGCGTCTGCATCGTCTTTTAATCCTTCTACTTCGTTTTCCCAGTGATTTATAACACCTTCGTCAATTATGTCCCCTTGAGGACCCACTGTTTCTTTCTTCGGTGTTTCAAATACAGGCCAACCATGTTCATCAATAAAGCCTTCGTAATTCCATTCCATAGGAATAAACAACTTGTATAGACCTGTTTTTGTTTGACCGTTTTTGTTTCTTCTTTGTACATCAGAATCGTCGTACAACTTTTTAAAGTTTTTACCACCTTTATCTAATGCGTTTGATGTCGATCCCATCAGGCACTTTCCAATAATCCTACTACCTAATCTTAAACAAGTTTTGGTAACTCGCCAGTTGTTAAGAATATTAGTTGGTCTTTCCCATTTACCGCTTTCGTCGTGAACTAATAGTTTTAGTTTTTCCCCATCGTACGAGTTGTCCCCTGTGTTTTTCCAGTCGACCGTCGTGTCAAGACCCGCGATTTCTTCGGGCGTTGCGTTTGCATCAAGTTTCCTCCTCGTGAATTTTGAGGCCGGTACTCTGTATGCGAGTTCTGTTTTCGGACGATCCATCCCGTCCTGTATTGGTTTAAAGAAGAATGGATAGTTAACCGATATTGGTACAACTTTGTCTGTAAACATCTTCTTTGCATCGGGTCCAGATTTGGACAGTATACCAAATCGAGCATCCGAAGATATTGTTGCTTGGTTAACGGTTTCGCCGGAAGCCATAAAAGAAAATCCCGATCTTCTGTTCTTAAGGTAGCACATACCATAGCTTCTTTTGTCTGCTTTGCAAGCTTCCCAGAATATATAAAATAATCTGTTTGATTCTCTAAAGTCAGGTTGCCCAACGTCAATCTTGGACCACTGCAAGTACATGTAGTGAGTACCAGTAATGTAAGTAGGATTATCCTTGTTATAAAACCAGAAACCTTCTTCACGTTTATTAAACTCCCCGTCAATATACTCATACCAGTTTTCTTTAAAAATGTTAGGATACTTAACCCAATCAGCTTCGCTTTTTATTCTGCTTAACTCTTTGGGATATTCGTGTGCCTTCCATTTGTTTTCGCCTTTGCTTAGGGTACCTTCTAATAAAGGTAGCGCGATATGCACTCCACTTATTAAATAGATATCTCCTATCTTACCGGTCTTGCTTATAACAATAACATCGTATTCTTTGTCATAACCGTAAACCCATTTGGCATAGCGATTTTTCTTTTTAATTGCTTGAGGCTTAATATAGTCTTTGACTATACTGTATAATTGCTGTTCGTAAGCCATTATTTAGATCTACCCTCCGCAAAACCCTTAAAGGGCATTTTATTAGAAGACTTAGTTGCTTCCGCAATCATTCCTTCTTCTTCTTGTATTCTATTTAGTATTTCAAAAGCATCTAAAATACAAAGCTTTTTAGTAGCGGCAGCATTTTTAAGTCTGTCAGCAGAAATATCTTCTTCTGAGTCAACGATCTTTTCCTCTGCTACCTTTACTAATTCTTCAATTGCCTTGTGCCCAGCGGCTATTATACTCTTCTTCGTTTCTATCGGATCCATACTTTATAACAATATCATTTGATTTCATACAATACATAATCTGATCGTCTATGACGAATTCCCATTCACTGTTCGGCGTAAACCCTATTATGTCTCCTGGGTTGATTCCAGAGCTCTCTAAGGAGCTATTACCTATTTTAAGTATACCAATAAGGTTAGTTGTTTTTTCGCTGCTTAAAACGTCTTTATTTTTAACAGGCGCTACAAAGCATCTATCTCCAAAAGATTTCCAGGTATCCGCTTTCTTATATAAGTAAACTTGATCTGTACTGCAAAAAAATAGACCGTCTTTTAAAAATGATCTACTATTCTTTTTGATTCCTTTCATGTCGTAAAATACTCTGAACACATTATGATGTATAATAATTAAATCACCTTTTCGTATTGGTGTTGCAAATGCAACAGGCGTTTCAATTACTTCAGCAATATTGTTAACATGCTTAAAACTTTCTATAGAGCTGTTTGTTACAAGGGTATGCTCTCCAACCTTAACTTCGTTATCATATCTTCTGCCTACCGGCTTTATGATAAAATCATATATACTTCGCATTAATACTCTAGGTCATATTCAACGGATATTGCCATGTTAGAATTAAACTTCTTCCATGGCATTACCTCATCTACTTTCTTTATAAATATATTATAAGAATTATCAGACTCTTCAAACATTATATGAGAAATTTCGTGACCGCCGTAAACTGTCTGTTTAACAGAGTAGTGCATTGCTTCGTTTTTATAGTCAGCCCCGATACTAATTTTTCTTATAACACTTCCCATAACCTTACTCTTTAGATGCTACTTCGATTTTCTCGTAAGTTCCATCGGTAAGATTAATATTAATTGCTCCATAATTTGCTTCCACATCTTTTTTTACTTCGTCCATGTCTTTTTCAAGCATATTGACTTGGTAGATAGCTTTAGCTTTTTGCACTTCTAATACACCGATGTTAGCTAAATAAGATTGCAATTCTGTTTGAATTCCTGTAATCTTTTCTAACTCGTCTTTAGTAATTGTGTTTACTGGTGCTGTTTTCATTTGTTTTACTTTACTCATTTGATTTAATTTAATTGTTAATTGTTAATTATTGTTGGCTATTATGTGTTTTTGACATTTTATTGAACCTAGTCGTTGCTTGGTTCGATTTGAATGCATACATCTGCTGATCCTTTTTGTAGTCCTTTTGAGCTACTTTTTTATCACGTATTGACATATTCCCAAACTTGGTAACCTTCCCAAGGTGAGACTTGTATCCATAAAGATCTCCGTTATCTCCCCTTAATTCTTTCCCTTTATAAGGAGCAGCAGAGTATTTTCCAGTTGTGTTGTCAAAGGCTGTATTTCCGGTTATAGCTCCCGGCAATTGATTACCTGCAGCTGCCTTGTTTGCGGCTCTTTGCGTTGAAGTAGTAATTACTTCCTTTCCTGTTTTTTGGTTAACCATGCTTTCAGT